TGTGTATGTGATTGTCAACCATTGGAACTTCCCTGTTCAAATCTTCAAGACTGCAAAGGACTGTTACCAGGGACTCAAGGAGTTTAACCAAGATAAGGATAAGGATTTCTATTCCATGGTCGCCTTTGAGCTTCACTGATCCTTGCACTCAGCCAGTATCTACCACCCAACATTGACACCCATCTCATGTCTAAATACCTTTCCTTTCTTGTTGTCGTCTTTGTCTTTAGCCTCATCTCCCACGACCTAGTAGATGCCTCGATGTACCAACCCAGTCACGATCAAATCAAGGTCTCACAATGAAAGAGTACATCTTTGCAGAGGACACTACAGGGACCAAGTTAATTGCCTATGCCTATGTTGAAGATGAGGCTTATTCCCAAGCTTTGATTCAATACGGTCACACTAACTTCTCTTTGATTGACATACGTGTAAAGCCTGAGGAGTCGTTTGATGATCTCTTTCCTACGTGGAGGAAGAAATGGTGATTGATCAGGGATCCACTAAAGAAGGAGACTTCGATGGCTAAACCATGCATCAAGAAAGGCTCGATTTGGTGGTGCAGCAACCGAGATAAATACGGCGTTGTTGAGTATGCGAACAGCGCGAGAGTCAGAGGAATGTGGACCGACGGTGGAACCTTTGACTACGACCGAATCACTTTTCTTAAAGACTTCAATCCGCCCACTCGTAGTGACAACCTCTAAAGCCACCACCATGAACGACACACCAACGCTCAGCCCTGCCGCTCAGGCGGTCAAAAATGCCGTACTGGCCCTATACCAAGAGGGGCAGGTTCGGGACAGTGCCTGGCTGTTAGAGCGTCCGATGGTTGCCGCCGCCCTACGTGCTACTGCTGATCAGGTGGTGCCAATGGTTGATTACACGTCCAGTGAAGTGATGTTGATTGCAATGAACATACGCGTCAAGTTGCTCCTCATCGCCGCCGAACTGGAAGACGCTCAATAACTTCATTATCTCACTACCTATTCAATCAAGAACCCACCCTTCACCAATGACTGAATACGTCTTCTGGAACATCAGAACTGAAGAAATGTGTCATGTCAAAGCTCACTCTTTAGAGGAGGCACGCAACCAACTCCCTAACAAGCAATCCGACTGGCTTCAAATCGTAGACGACACTTACGAATGATAATGAAAGAATTCCCTAACGATTGGCAAATGATCAAGAACATCAAGCCTAAACATTTCAAGCGATTGTCGTTTGACGAGATGTATCACGGCTTTGCATGTTCATGGATGCTAATGCCAGGTGTCAAGGTTGTGATTCGTGCGACAAGGATTCACGATCAAAAAGTTCAGGAACGTGCCTTTAAAACTCGTAAACAAGCTCTGCAATTCCTAAAACAACTCGGGGAACGTTCAAATTATGAGGTTTTCATCTGCGAGGAAGGGCAAACCACCCATGCCTTCATCACTGACGATCCTGACCAAGCCCAAGCTTGAGCTTTTAATGCATGATCTGCATAAACACCCACATTGTGAAGAAATTTTAACAATTCTTCGCGAACAAGAGCTAGATGAGCGAGAGTTCAAGCTAGTTCAAATGTACCAATGACTCTTTTCTACATCCGGGGACTGTACGTAGGAATCGAGGACGGTCAGTGGACACTACACTGTGAATGGTTCCATTCCACCAAGAGGACCCCTAATGACAGCAGTAAGCGACAAACGAATAGACAGGCTCAGGAGGGCGGTCGATCTACTCCGAACTCTTGAGCATGAGTTTCCTGGGCAATTGATGTCAGTGTTGTTCTATGTAGCAGCACATGACGGATGTACCACACTTGAAGCCCGTGATGCCATCGGTCTTGGTGACTCTTCGGTTTCAAGATGTACGGACTGGTTATGCGACCGTCATCGATTGGGCAAGCCAGGATTAGGACTCATTGTTAAAAAGGTAGACCCTGTAGATCGTCGTTATCGTCGTCTGACCTTGACCACTAAAGGTCGCTTCTTCATGAATCAAATTAAGGAGATCATCTATGATGACCAAGATTAAAACATGGGGTGAAGCAGAGGATTATACCTTTGCTACCCGTGACACATGGAGACACGGTAATGGGGCTGTCACGGCTCGCATTAACTGTGGACATTTCACCAGGCTACGAGGTCGAAGCTTCCCCATCTTGAAGATCACAGCACCTGTTGTGGCTCAAGTCTCGATGGAGTTGGAAGAGGAGGGGAAATCAGATGCCACGATTAATCGAATTGTGTCGGCTGTCTCCACCGTCCTTAACCATCTGGCCTTCGACGGTCTCATCCCTTCTGCCCCGAAACTCAGGCGCCGCAAGGAGTTAGAGCATCGAATTGCCTACTTTACCAAGGAAGATGTCGAGGCCATGGTCCAAGCCAGTAAAGACTTGTGGGAACGCAACGATCTTGCTGACATCATCTTGACTGCGGCTTACACGGGCTTGCGTCAAGGTGAATTGATGAACCTCAAGGTGCAAGACATTGATCTTTATAGTAAACAGATTCATGTCGGTGGTCGTGATGGGTTTGTGACCAAGGCTGGTAACTACCGGACGGTGCCAATCCATGATCGAATACTTCCTTTGCTCTCCACTCGTCTTGAACATGCCACACCCAACGTTCGGATCTTTGCTCAGGATTGGAACGATAAAGATCAACTGCTTCGGTCGTTCAAAAAGGTCAGACGTTTCATTGGTCGTGATGAGACTTACGTCTTCCACACCTTGCGTCATTCCTTTGCCACGTGGATGATCGAAGCCGATGTGAACATCAGGGTCTTGCAACAGATCCTTGGGCATAAGCGAATTGAAACCACCTTGCGTTATGCCAAGGTGACAGATTCCACCTCCCGTAATGCTATGAATTCTATTTAGGTATTCGTTATGTCAAATCACGTTTTTAATTTGTTCCATTGGGGTAAGCGCAACCAAGCTCCCCAAGCCCTTGACTCAAAGGAGGCCACGTCCGTCCCTGCTCCCTCGTCCCTTGGCACCCCTTACGACCCGGTCAAAGCCTTGGATGCAGCGTTGAGCGATCAGCAGCTTCTGGATGCCTTCATGGAGGACCCTGGTGAGGCCCTGCGCCTGATGGGGTTGCAACGGGATGATTCATGCCCTAAAGTGATCCACAACGGTCATCTAGGCGCATCTAGCAGGCCCCCTGTGGTACCATTCACAGGTTCAAGCGGTTGAGATTCTCCTTGAGTCTCATCGCTGGAATCCCCACGCGGATGTGGCGGAATTGGTAGACGCGCTAGTTTCAGGTTCTCCATAGACTTCGTGTCCACATTGAAAGGGTCAGGTGCCAATGCCTGACCTTCTTTTCTCTCTCAAGGTTCCACTAGGCCAGGCATCTAAAACCGGGTTCTAGCGTGGGTTCCTTGCGATGAGACAACCAATCACATTTACATCCAAAGATGGCAACAAAGGCTGAGATTGCTAAGCAAGTCGAGCTTGAAAGAGAGGCCATTAGGTATGGCTTGCGACGTCTAAAAGAGACCACTCAGCATCTTGAAGGCAAGACTTATGCCTCTGCCACTGTCTATGGAGCCGCTTCAATCAAAACTCTGATACCACTCTTGGCGGCTGAAATCACTAGAACAAGTCACGATCGAATCAAAAAAGGGGACAATGGGAGGTTTCTTGCTGAGATCAATAAGCACCTAATTGGTATCGAACCTGAGGTAGCTGCTGCCATTTGTTTGAAGATTACATTTGATAAAGTCTTCTCCTATAAAGACTCAGATCGCCTACTTAACGAGGTTGTTGCATCAATTGGTGCAGGTCTTGAAGGTGAATGTCAAATGCGATATTACGAGCAAACTGATCCTAGGCTTCTACAAAATATCCAACGTAGATATTGGCATTCAGCAGTTGGTACGGCAAATAAACTGAAGCTGACCAAGATTTTGATGAGGCGTAAGGAAATCCTCTGGGATAAATGGCCGAGGGTTGCCCAGGTAAAGCTCGGTGGATGGTTGCTTGATTGCCTGATCAGAATCTCAAGTTGGTTTCAAAAGGAGATCACCTTTCACGGGCCGAAGAAGGTCTTGCGCTTGGCACCGACTGAGACGTTCTTGGCGATCAAGGACGAGCTGATGCATAACGCTGAACTCTTCTCCCCTTGTGCCTGGCCCATGCTGATCGAACCGAACGACTGGTCGAACGATCATGCTGGTGGGTACCTCCTAAACGAGGTGATGAGGGGTCATCGCATGGTGAGAGTCCGCTCTGACACTGATGGCCTATGTAAGCAGGGACCGAAACCCATTCAATTCCTGAACCACCTACAGAAAGTCCCCTACCGGCTGAACCCCTTTGTGGTTGAGGTCTCGGAGGCTCTATTTGAGCAGAGGATTCAAGTGGGGAAGTTCCTGCCTCTTGTCGAGTTGCCTTTGCCTCCTAAGCCCTTTGACATTGCAGACAACGCTGAATCAAGACAGTCCTACCGCCGAGAGGCTGCAGAGACGTTAAACCAGAACGCTGCCATGTTCAGGAAGTCATGCCGTACAAGGTCCACCATGGATCTGATCAGCCGCTTTAAGGGAGTCGATCGATGGTTTATCCCCTGGTCGTTTGACTATCGAGGTCGTGTGTATCCCATTCCTGCCTTCCTGACCCCACAGGATACGGATTGGGGTAAGTCACTCCTGAGGTTTGCCGATGAATCCCCGATGACCCCTGAGGTTGAGACATGGCTGGCGTTTCAAGTTGCTACCACTTATGGTTTGGATAAAGCGACGATTGATGAGCGCCTTCAATGGGTCGCTGACAACGTTTCCCTGATCTCTAAGGTTGCAATGCTTCCACTCGACCAACGAGAGGATTGGGCAGCAGCCGATGAACCATGGCAATTTCTAGCTGCTTGTGAGGAGTATTACGCCTGTGTGATTGCTCGTACTAGATCAACCACAGGATTACCAGTTGCTGTCGATGCTACTTGTTCAGGCTTGCAAATCCTTGCAGGTTTAGCACGAGATAAAAGCACGGCTCAATTGGTCAATGTATTGCCATCGGACAAACCACAAGACGCCTATGCAGCGGTGGCAGAGGCAGCTAAACCTCATCTTCCTCAGCGCCTAGCAGATCTTTTAGATCGAAAGGTTACTAAACGCACAGTGATGACGATCCCTTACAACGCTAAGGAATATAGCAATCGTCACTACATCAAAACTGCGTTAAAAGATAAGGAAGCTGAGTTTAATGCAGAGGATGTACGGACCATTACAAAGGCTGTACGTGCTGCAATGCAAGAGGTTGTTCCTGGCCCAATGCGGGTTATGGAATGGGTAAATGAGGAGATTAAACTTAAACTTAAGGATGGTATTGACCAATTAAATTGGGTAACACCTTCTGGGTTTAGGGTTAAACAATACCTCATGAAACCCTTGTTAGTGACTGTAAAGTTGCAACTCCTTGGCCTATGTAAGATTCAAGTTGCTGATGGCGATTCACACGTCATTGACACCAATAGGCATAAGGCAGCAACAGCACCTAATTTAATACATAGCCTTGATGCAAGTATATTGCACTTGGCGTTTCTAAAGTTCAATGAGCCATTCACAGTGATCCACGATTCCATCCTATGTCGTGCTACTGAAATGACTCGATTGAATGAAGTCATCAGGGAAACCTATGCAGAGATCTTTGGCAAACAAGATTATCTATCTGAATTTGCCAGACAGATTAATGCAGTAAATAGTCCACCGATTGTTGGTGACTTTAGCCCTGAAGACGTAATCAATTCCACTTATTTCTTTTCATGAAATCCACCATCCACAAGACTGCTGAGCCTGTCGTTCTCGATGGCTACCAGGCAATCCTCAAGCCCACTGAATATGGCTTTACCCTGAAGTGCATCCTGACTGATGAGACCATCATTGATGCATTGAATGCCGAACGTGAGGAGCTGATGCAAGCTCAACAAAGTCGGCTGAAGAATCCCAAGCGGGCTACCCCTAAGCCTGAACCTTGGGAAGAGGTTGCTGAAGGTTCCTACGCTCTTAAGTTCTCTTGGAAGGCTACGAACAAGCCTGCCATTGTAGATGCTGAAGGTGTGCTTATCGACAACGAGAACCTCAAAGTCTTTAGTGGTTCTAAGGTCAAGATTGCATTCATCCAAAAGGGTTATACCCTCAAAGATGGTGTGACCTATGGAACGTCGGTAACTCTCCTGGGCGTACAGATCATCAGCCTGTCGTCCAACGGTGATCCGACCATGAGTGCTGAAGAGGCTGCTGGTTTCTTTGGTAAGACTGATGGCTTCAAGCTTTCTGAGTTCAGTTTCCCTGAGGCTGCTCAGATTGTTGATGATGAAGTCATGGATGAAAGTGTTGGGGCTGAAGAGTTCTGAAGATGGCTCGTTTCCGCTCAAAGCTAGAGGAAAGGGTCTCTGATCTCCTACTCCACCACCGAGTCGGTTACGAATACGAATCAGCCAAGCTTCCGTACACACTTCATTGCAGCTACTGCCCTGACTTCCTGTTGCCCTCTGGGGTTTTCTTGGAAGTCAAGGGCGTGCTCGATGCAGATGATCGACGGAAGATGCTTGCAGTCAAACGGAACCACCCTGACGTTGACATTCGATTTGTCTTTCAGAACCCATTCAGTCGTATGCCCCATTTGAAAACTACTCATGCTCAATGGGCTGAGAAGAATGGTTTTCAATGGTGTCATTA